ACGCAGTCTTGACAAAGACCAACGTTCGCGAGACCTATCAGACACTCGACGGCGAGGCTTACAAGACAGTGAACATTGAGGGGTCCTTCCAGCTCGATATGCTCGCCGACTGGGGGAAGGCAAACTCAGTATGTGAGGCTCTATGGACTGCGGCAGAATCCGCACCAGACACAACCATCACAGTCAGCCTAACTGCCGCCACGGGCGCAGTATTCTCATTCCCAATCCTTCCAGAGTTCCCAACTGCTGGCGGATCAGGAATCGACGCACAGACAGTTTCTTTCACCTTCAAAGTCGCAAAGGGTGAAGTCACAGAGACATTCAGCTAAGAGATAGGAATCGGGAGCAATGAAGTTATCAATCAAAATTACATATACGAACGGCGAGGAAGTCACTTACGTCGCTGGCTTACCGGAATGGGCTAAGTGGGAGCGCAAGACTGGCAAGTCGATTTATTCGATGAAGGATATTTCGGCGTATCAGCAAGCGGATTTCCTCGATTTGGCTTACTTTGCTTACAAGCGCGAAGCGGCTGGAAAGCCAACTAAGTCCCAAGAAATCTGGGAATTATCAATCGATGAGATGACGATTGGAGATGAAAGCCCAAAAGTTACGAGTCCGGAAGCGTAAATCGCCTTATCGTCGAAGTGGCGATAGCAACCGGAATTCCGATGAGCGAATGGACTGACATCAACCAAGTATTGACCGCAATAGAAATACTAAAGGAGCGCAAAGGTGGCAAATGAGCCAATCGGTTATGACAAGCGCGAACTTAGGTCAATCATTACCGCTTTTAAAGCGATGGACGCTGAAGCTGTTGATGCGGCTAAACGCGAAAGTTACGCGCTGGCTCAGTTCGCCGCCAACGAAGTCAAAGCCTATGGAATCACCCGAACCTTCGGACAGGCCGTTGTCAATCGCATTACAAGCGGCGTTAGGGTTTCCAAGTCCTCGAAGGTTGGCGAGTTCTCTTATGGATTCGCGTCTCAACGTTTCTCTGGTGGAGGAACGACTAAAGACCTCTGGGCTGGTTACGAATTCGGATCTAATCGTTATGCTCAGTTCCCAAGACGAACCCCTCGCAAAGGTCGAGGAAATTCTGGCTATTTCATCTATCCAGCACTTCGCAAAATTCAGCCTGAATTAGTCAAAAAATGGGAAGAAGCATTTTCAAAGATTCTAAAGGAATGGGATAAATAATGGCAGGAAGTAGAACACTCAAGTTATCCATCCTTGCCGACGTCGATGATTTAAAAAAAGAACTTGGTAAAGGTTCTAAAGAAGTAGAAGGCTTTGGCGGTAAGTTAGATAAATTTAGCGCGGCGGCTAAAGCGGCATTTGCCGCGGCTGCTGCTGCTGCTGCTGCTTACGCAGTAAAACTGGCAGTTGATGGCGTCCAAGCCGCAATCGCCGACGAAGCTGCTCAAAAGCGTTTAGAGGTAGCCCTCAAGAATGTCACCGATGCCACAGATGCTCAAGTGGCAGCAGTTGAAGAACAAATTCTAAAAACTTCGTTAGCTACTGGTGTGGCTGATGACAAACTTCGTCCGGCATATCAACGTTTAGCAGTTGCGACTGGCGATTTAGAAAAATCTCAAAGCCTTTTGACCCTCGCTCTTGATATTTCCGCTGCTACTGGCAAAGACGTTGAAACTGTTTCTAATGCGTTAGGTAAAGCCTACGAAGGTAACACCGGAGCCCTGACTCGTTTAGGAGTCGGTTTATCAGCAACAGAAATCAAAACCTTGGGTCTTGAAGGTGCCATTACTACTCTAAGTAAAACTTTTGGCGGCTCGGCTGCTACACAAGCCGAAACGTTTCAAGGCAAAATGGCTAGAGTTCAAGTTGCTTTTGATGAAGCTAAAGAAACTCTTGGAACTGCCCTTCTTCCAATTATTGAAAAGTTTTTCAAATTCATTGTTGAAACTGGAATTCCAAAACTTCAAGAATTCAAACGAATTGCCATTGATCCAGTCATCAAGGCGTTCAAAGATAACGAGCAGGCTTTGAAATCGATTTACGAATTCGGGAAAGATACTCTAGTTCCTTTTATAACCTTTACTTTGGGCAACGCAATCAAAGGTCTTTCAACTGTTGCGAGCGGTATTGTCAAAGCGGTTTCTATTGCCCTCAAAGCTCTCGAGCCAATTATCAATGCGGCAATCAAAGGCATCAATGGAGTCATTCGCGCTAAGAACCTTCTCACTCCGGGCCCTGATACTCCAACAATTAGTCCAATCAGTTTTACGTCCGGCGGAGCTTCTACTGGATCTAACACAGTCGCTCCGGGTGGCCTTCCATTTGGCGGAAGCGTTCCCGGAAAACCCGAAGCTGGCGGTGGAGGAAATCTTATTGCCGGAGGAACAGGTACGGGTTCGGGAACGGCGACAGCAGGTTCAGCTATTTCCGGAGCTCCAGTTTTCACTATTCCTGAACTTGGTAATCCTAGCCAATTCGTCCGCGACTTTATTGGCTTTACGCAAACGGGAAGCGGAGCATTTGGCGGTCGAGGCGATTTACGTCCAGACGACGGCGGCGGAGTCACCATTGTCGTTCAAGCTCCAAGCGTTATTGATGAAGAAGGATTCACTCGCGCAGTCGTTTCCGCTCTGAATAATTCAACTAACCGAGGAACTACCGGAGCCGGTGGCTTGAGGACTCAAGCGCAGATCCTATGACCTTTTGGACTCCGACTTGGCGCGTCAAAGCTAACGGCACAGACGTTACAGATATTGCCCTCACTAACCTTTCCATTACTTCTGGGCGTACTGATTTCAACTCTGACACCTTGCCCAGTTATTGCTCGCTGACTCTCATCAATACGACCAACGCGGTTTATAACTGGTCAATCAACACTTCAATCTCCATCGAAGTTCAAGACTCAAGTGACACTTACGTTCCCATCTTTGGCGGTCGTATTTCTGACCTTGCTATTGAAGTCAATTCCTCGGGCAACACCGGCACAGTCACTCGAGTCAGCATTACCGCCCTCGGAGCGTTGACCAAACTTCAAAGAGCTTTATTCGATGGAAACTTGATTGAAGGGTTAGACGGCGCACAGATAACCCAGCTCCTTGCCGATTTACTTCTTGCCGCTTGGAACGAAGTCCCGACGAGCCTGACTTGGGCCGATTATGACCCTACTGAGACTTGGGCTAATGCTGGCAACGTTGGACTCGGAACGATTGACGCTGGCGAATACACATTAGTAAGCCGACAAATTACGGATCAATATCTCGCCCCTATTGCCTCAAGCATTTCTAAAAGCGCACTTGGCTATCTCTACGAAGACCCACAAGGCCGCATTTCTTACGCCGACGCCAGCCACCGACAGGATTACCTCGAAGCCAATGGCTACACCGAACTGGACGGCTTCCACGCCCTCGGCTCGGGCATCTCAGCAGTTACTCGCCAAGGCAATCTCTTGAACAGCCTGACAGTCAATTACGGCAATAACTTCAATTCCGCCTACACTTCAGAAAATCTGACCAGCCAATCAAACTATGGTCTCTACGCCGAAGAATTTCAGTCTTACCTAAAGAACGCCTCCGATGTCGAAGACTTCGCCGATAAGGTTATTGCCCTTAGAGCTACTCCTTACGCCGAGTTCAAATCAATTACCTTCCCAATCCAGAATCCCGAAATTGACGACGCTGACCGCGACGCACTCCTTGGCGTATTTATGGGCCTACCAGTCGCCATCAATAACCTTCCGGCCAATATCTCGGGCGGTTCGTTTCTAGGTTTCGTCGAAGGCTGGTCATTTAGAGCATCAGTTGGCGGCCTTTATATAACCCTGAATCTCAGCCCAGCAGAGTTCAACACATTTACCGAGGCTTGGGAGGACGTAGCACCTTCCCTTACTTGGCAGACCATATCCGCTACACTTACTTGGCAGAACGCGATAGGAGTTATTAGCTAAATGGCAACGACAACGAATTACAGCTGGGCAACCCCAGACGATACAGATTTGGTCAAGGATGGCGCTTCTGCTATCCGCACACTCGGATCAGCAATTGATACCACAACTAAGAATCTTAATCCCCAAACTACAACTGGTGCTCTTGCTTATCGTTCGGCAACTGCTAATGTAAATACCGCATTACCTATTGGAACTGCTGGACAAGTATTGCGAGTCAATTCCGGTGCTACTGCTCCAGAATGGGCTGCGACTGATGCTGGCGGCCTAACAAAAATAAGTGTTACTTCTTTTACGAGCGTTAGTGCTATAAGTTTAGCAAATGATAGTTTTACAACTACTTATAATAATTATTTAGCTTTGATAAAAATAACAGGCAGCTCTTCTAGTGGTTTTTTGGCCGCTAAATTAAGATTATCTGGCACTGATGCAACTGGGTCTGATTATTATTACTATGGAGATGCTCGCAATGCACAAAGCGGAAGTATTGCTGTAAGTGCAGCTTCCACTAATGTTGGATTATTTTTTGGATATTATCAAAGCACTTCCGGGTTATTGCCAAATGTTCATAAAATTGAAATATATAATCCAAAATTGGCTGAACGCACTTCATTAATTGGCCACTCTGCTTCTTCCAATAATGATGTTATAAATCAAATGGCTTGGGTAAATGTTATGGGATTTCATAGCGTAGCTACCGCCTACGACAGTATGAGCATTGTTGCAAGCGCTGGTAATATAAGTGGCACCATAACTCTATACGGATATGAGGTTTAATATGTCTGACATTTATATTCAAATTGGAGATAAAAGAGTTTTAGCACAAGGCGAAACTTTGGCTTATATTTTAGAAAGTCAAAAAAATATGCAAGCTGAAGATTATGCCAAAGCCCAAGCCAAGGCCGAAGCAGCCGAGGCAAAGTCAGCGCTATTAGATCGCCTTGGAATAACTGCCGAAGAAGCAAAACTTCTTCTTTCCTAGCACAATCTTTATAAATTATGTCTTGGAAACTATCGAGAGCCGCAGTCCAACTGCGCGAGCAAATCGACGACTGCTATCCAGAGC